GTCCTCTAAGATATTTTTCTTTAGTGTGATGGAAATATATTTATTTATTGCCATAGAAACAACAAATCCCCCATGTTTTTCATAGAACGATGGGAGATCTGTTCCTCCGCCGCCAAGCGTTATCCTAAATGGTGATCGGGTTACGATCATAATTCATAGCCAGCCTCAGTTGCATCTTTATAGAACATTTTTACTGTTTCTAGCGAATACTCATTTAAGTCTTTCCCGAATAAACATAATTTTTTAAGTATCGATGTGGGAACGGTAATAATATCACAACCGCATGATTGAGCATTAATTATGTCGTAAGCTTGTCTTGTACTTGCCCATAATATCTCCGTTGAGTCTTTAATTTTATAATATGAAGCTTCTAGAACCGCTTTACGCATAGTGTCATTAGCATTCCTGCCAGTGTCAGAAATTCTACCTGCAAAAACAGAAACAATATTTGGAACTTTGGCTGAAAGCCCTTTATCGCAGAGATCGACAACTTGATCGCTAGTCATTATGGCTGTCACATTCACCTTAACGCCTTCTTCGGTAAGCTCTTTAATTAAGGGGATACTTGATTCGCTCTTCGTGTTCGTTATTGGAATCTTAACGTAAACATTTTCTCCCATAGCGTTTAACTTTAATGCCTGTCTACGCATATCTGGAAAGTCGTCAGAAAATACCTCGAATGAAATAGGGGCATCAGGTATTGCCTCTAGAGCTTCTTTCGCAAACCCTTCGTAAGATTTGACTCCAGCTTGCCTCATAAGTGTGGGGTTACTTGTAAAGCCAGATACGATGCCTTCTTGATGGCACTTTATCATTTCTGATATGTCTGCGCCGTCAGCAAATATTTTAATTTGTAAATCTGTCATCTTTTACGCTCATAAAATAACTTACTACCATATGCCAAATTATCCCCTGCCATTCTTCGGCGTGGGGAGTTATTGATTCTTGATCTATTACTGGTATTAAAATACAGCAATCTGAAAGCTCTTTTGATTTGCCTCCATCTCTGCTTACGATAGAGAGAATTTTGCTACCTTTGGATTTAGCGTATTCCATAGCCTTAACTAAGTTGTAAGATGTATGATCTGAGCCTCCACCTACAGAAAACACTAGGATAGAATCGTTCTGACCCAGTTTAGATACTTCGAGCCACTTCCATATGGTTGTGTCCCAACCTTCGTCATTCGCTCTTGCTGTAAGTTCCGAAACATTGTCTGTTGGGGCGTAAGATTCTATGCCTACTATTTTTCTGAAATCGTTTACAGCATGTGAGGCGTTTCCTGCGCTTCCTCCAACTCCTATGATAAATAGCCTACCGCCAAACCGCTTTAAGGATTCTATCTCTTTGATTAAAGAGCATATGTCTTCCTTATTAACTTTTTCAGCTATTTCTTTTACTGCGTCTAGGTAGCTTGTTATGTGTTGTTGGTGCATTTTTATTCTATTCTAAAGCATCCTTGGCTGTACCCTAAGTTTTGGTGAATCAAGGGGGTGTATTCTAGACCAGTATCTATCAAGAACTCTGCGAAAGCTTTAATTTCGTGTTCTCTATAGTCAGGATAGTCATTAATTTCGTCGAAAAGTATAATTGTACCCTTCTTAATTCTTGTTTTTAAATTATTTAAAATTGTAACAGCGGATGAGTAGAGGTCTGTGTCTATGTGAATAAAAGCTACTGTTTCTTGGTTATATTTTAGGAACTCCGGTAGCGTATCTTCAATCATCCCTTTTACTAGCTCTACGTTTTCGGGCCAAGGTAGGTAATTTGTGGGCATATTAGAATCAAACATCGAATGGTTCTCTCCTATTATATATCCCGGAGGAATTTCACCGCCTAAATTATAACAGCCTTTAGGGTTATCGTTATCCCATTGTTCGGGTAAGCCTTCAAACGAGTCGAAGCCGTAAATTTTTGTTGGGCATTTTCTTGAAAGTTGTTCTATAGACCTGCCAGTAAAAACACCGAATTCCATCCATAGGCCATCAACTTTAACTTCGTCAGAGCACTTGGAGTGAAGTGTTTCGTGTCCGTCCCACTCTGCAATGATTTCAGACTCTGCTCTTAGTCTAACTTCAATTTCATCAATTTTTTGCTCTAAGTTCATTTAATTATATATCTCTATAGACTTTAAGGATTTTATCTTTTACTACGTCGTAACTGTATTTAGATTTATATTTCTCACCCGCTTTAAGGGACAGGCCGTTATAGTAGTTTCTGTTTTTTTCCATGCAGACCATTTCAGAGGCGTATTGATCAACTGATTCGACCATTTTACCGCAACCTTCTATCTGCTCTTTATGCCCCATATTAAGCGCTGGGTGAGATATGACGGGCTTTTCGTGGTAAAGAGCCTCTATTATGGCCGCAGAACAGACTTCACCGTCAGATCTTGCATGTGCAAAAACATCTATTGAAGAAAGGAAGTCGTGTATTTCTTCTACTGAGCTAGAGTGATCTAGTATCCTTACGTTTGGATTGCTCATCTTATTTGCGAAGTCTCTGTGGTTCTCCGCTCCGCCCATAATTAAAAAATAGTTATCCTCGTGAGCTATTTTAGAGTAGGCCATTAAGGATACGGGCGAAAATATTTCACTTCTGTTGCCTTGATGAAATCCGAATACAAATGCATTTTCGGGTATCCCTAGTTTTTGCCTTAAGTTTGATTTTCTTTTTTCTGGTACAGAAATAAGTCCGGGAATTACAACTGCTTTGTCTTTGTTTCCTCCGCTGCTCGACCATTTATCAAGTTGCCACTCACACAATAAAATAGCCTTTTCTATGTTCGGTTTATCTTCTCCGCTAAATGAATGTATGCTGTCTATTATCTTAGCATCATTAATTAAGTTAAATGGGTATTCTGGATATCCCCCTCTTCCTGTTTGCACCGCGCAATATTTAGATTCATCAAAAAGATCCCAAAAATCAGTATTTATCCACTCGTAAGGTTCTTTATCTCCTATTTTAGCTTCTACGTTTACTTTTATGAGATTAATACCGCTGTCTTCCATTAACTTTATTCTTCTGTTGTCATTGTCTGGGTGGACAAAAGAAGAGTTTATGAATGGTGCAGCATTAGTATAAAAAAAGTCTATCTCAAATTCATCCTTCGGTAATAAACAGGCAATGGTCTGAAGGTATTTTTCAACTCCTCCAGAAGCCATTCCTGCAAATTTTATGAAGGCTATTTTTTTCATTAAGAAAGAGAATTATTTTTGAACAGAATGCCCCTGTCTTGAAAGTGAAATATGAAGAATTGTTCGGGAAAAGCCCCCCTGCATTGCTCCATATCTTTAACGGCCAGATCTCTTAGTTCAAGGGTCTCTTTTTCTAAGAACTCAAAATTTGATTCACTCATTTTATCAACCCAATACTCTTGAGTATTTTCATTTACATGGTGATGACCTCCTTGCCCAATAGAAGCGAATGTAAAGGCTACGTACTTACATTTTTTAAAGGTCTCAATAAAATTATAAGCGTACTTTTCTTCTACATGCTCTACAAATTCAGTGCTCCAACCTAAATCGTAAGTCTTATCTGGGACAAATGCTCCCGTTGTGTAGTCATGTTGAGTTATATTATCTGGAAATAAGCATAAGTCCACGACTTTTGGGCTACCCTCTACGCCATCTACGTCTACGCCTTCAAAGTTATCTTTGATGAACTTTATCGCAAAGCCAAACCCGCAACCAATATCAAGAATACTTTTGACTCCAAAATTATTTACAAGGTGGCCCCATACATTTGGGTGGATAAATGTAGATGGATCTCCAGATGTGTTTGTCCCTCCAAGGTGTCCGTCATTAAAAGATTTTGGATTTTCTCCAAAACATTCTGGGTATTTCTCTCTGGCTTTTTCCCCTACGTCTATTGAGTCAATTTTCATTTTTAATCTCTGATTCTATATTTTTAAAAAATTAAAGGCAAGAACTTTTGAGGTCTTCTATCTGTTCTTCTATACTTTTGACAGTGAAAGACTGTTCGTGGATGGACGATAGGGTTCTATCGCAGGTATCTTCAGATATTTTTTCTTGTAAGTTTTTTCTTAAGCTAAAAACATCATTTACATGTCTCAGTAATTCGTACTTTGAGACAGGGTTAGAAAATACGTGCCTTGTTCCTTGCCACAAAATACCTTCATCAATTAATTTAATTATTAGCTCTGAAAGCTCAGTGCAGGTAACTCCGTTCCATAAATGGTTGGTGAAGCCAAATAGGTTATCTTTTTCTTCGTTAATAAACCAATCGAGAAGCGAAACATTATCTTTGCTACCTAAACCAATTATAGAAGTTCTTATGCAGCAACTGTTCTCTGGCTCTCCTAGAGATTTACTTTTTCCGTACCAATCTGTGCAGTTATGGTCATCAGTTTCCACATAAGAGCCTTTTAATCCGTCGTAAACACAATCAGTGGTAAGGTGGATAAACTTGCATCCTATTTTCTTGGCTGCTGCTTCTAGTTGATGGGGGAACAGCGAGTTAATTAAAACATAATCTTTCAAAGAGAAATTTCTTTGTTTAATAGCTCCTGCAAAATTCAAGATTACGTCTTCACTGCTTATGCCTTTTTCTTTCTCAAGCATGTTGAGCAATAGTTTTTCATTATTGGAAAGAATATTATAGTCTTCTCTAGTTAGCTCAACTGCATCTTTTGCCAAGGAGCAAAAATGCTTTCCCATCATCCCGTTCGATCCAAAAACAAAATATTTCATTAATCAACAATTCTTAAGATTTCAAAAGCTTCGGCATATTCTGCTCTAATTTGACTACCTCTCACTTTAGCCATAGATTTTATACATTCTGGAGATCTAAATTCTCTAACTTGAGATTCTAGCATTGAGTATAGAAGTATTTTTTTATCTATGTCTATTTGTTTAAAGTAGTTTGGCTTGAATTCTCTATAGTTATTATTCCATAGGTAGACTTGTGGTTGTTCGTAAATTAAAACCTTTGGGGTAAAATGATTTATATCGTGAGGTCTCAGGGCAATTAAACAGGCTTCATAACATGCTCTATGATCTTGATTGTATGAAGGATGAGGAATATAAATTTCAGAAGGCTTTAGCTCATTAATAGTTTTTTCTAAATCTCCTATCAAGTCTTGCTGCTTGTAGTTATTAACAGGGTGATCAAGGAGCTTGTGCCACTTTATCGATAGGTGACTTATGACTTTCTGAAACTCCAGTAGTCTTTCTTGCTTTGTCAGTACTGAATTGCCGTGATTTTGAGACTCTGATAGGCCCAAGTGCAAAATAGAAAAAGTAGAGTCCAATACCCCACCGCAACCTAAAACCTCGTCGTCAACATGAGGCGATATAATAAGTTTATTTTGCATTATTATTTTATCCTGCTTTTTTGCAAGAAAAGCTTTGTGCTATGTTTACAACTTATAAAAGCGTTCGGGTACGGGTCTTGTAAAGACCTTATCTTATTATGTAATTCTTCTGCTGTAAAGTTCTTAAAATCATCCACCTTAATTTCACTCATCTTTGGAGTTCTTCTTTTAAAAAAAGACGCTTTTGAATGATCTTGAGGGGAATATTTAATCTCGCCGCAAGTGAGAGTCTTTTTGATTAAGGCTACCCCCAAGGTTTCTATTCTAGAAAAAATATCTATTAAATCTCCATCTAGACTAAACGGCGCTTGATCGATTATATCCCCACTATCAAGCTCTTCGTTCATTTTAAATAATGTTACTCCAGACCATTTTTCGCCCTCAATAATCTGATTTTGTATTGGGCTTCCTCCTCTGTATTCAGGGAGCATAGATGGATGCAAGCATATGCATTCAGTTGTATTTATCCAGTCAGCGCCAATTATTTCACTCCACCCAACAAAAAATACTAAATCAAAATCAGAAGGAGCCATGTCAGAGAGCTCCTCAGAACTACCGCAAAAAGATATATCTTCGCTTTGCTTTAAGGCGTTGTATATATTTTTAGACCAGTCTCTATAGCCGCAAAATAATACGTTCATGATCTCATATCGTCTAGTTTGACTGTTTGAGCAAAATCGTCTGGGTCTTTAGAGAACAAATTGATACTGGTTAGGTACTCTTCTAGCTCCTCAATGTTCAAGGTGTCGGAGCTATCGTATGTAAAGACTTCGCTATTGTATACTTTAGTTTCGTAAATTGGCTTAACAACAAAAACTTCACCTTCATCAACCGTTCTTAGCGACTCTGTTTCATTTATCAAGTCTTCATGTATTTTTTCGCCAGATCTAATTCCGCATATTTTAATTTCTTTATTATATTTTTGAGCAAAGATTTTAGCTAAATCTATAATCTTCATTGATTTCAGCTTAGGTATATATGTCTCGCCAGTATTAGAGGTTTTTATGCAATTAATAATTAGGTCTACGCTATCTTCTAAAGTCATAACAAACCTAGTCATGTCTTCTCTAGTGACCGTTATGAATTCATTATTTTTAGCTTGATGCATAAAAAGAGGTACTATGCTTCCTCTCGTTTCTAGGACATTTCCATATCTTGTGGCTACAAATTTTACATTCTCTATATGCCTAGATTTTTCTAAGACTATCCTTTCGGATATAGACTTACACATTCCATACACATTAATTGGGCTGCAAGCTTTATCTGTACTAACCATTAATACAGTTTCTAGATCAGTCAATGCGGTAAGATTCTCTTCTACTGAGGAGACCACATTAGAGACACCTTGCAGATTTGTAGCTATGCTTTCTTCGGGGCTTAATTCGCATACGTCTACATGCTTTAACGCCGCTGCTATAATTACAATGTTTGGGTTAACCCTACAGATTGTTTTACTTAACCTATCCTTATCTCTTATGTCGCACACTTGCAACTTAAGATTCATATCTTTAAATTTATTTTTTAAAGCCCAGTGCTTAGATTCATCTCTAGACAGGATAAATAGCTCATTATCAGTGGCCAGCCTCTTGATAAGGGACATTCCTAAAGAACCACTGCCCCCTATAATCATTACTTTTTTATTTAACATTTATCAACAACCTTTCTGTTGAAGAGGAAAGCTGTATTAGCTGGCCCAGAATTTGGCTTTTCGTATCCTCTTGCTCGTTGACCTTGGTCATTAATTCCTAATACGGAGAACTCGTTAGATTTCCAGCTTTCAGAGATGTCCGGTCTTGGTTCGCCTATCATCTCATCCCATTTTGAGTACTGTTCTTCTGAGACAACCCTACAAACTTCGTCCTTCATAAGCTTCCATTTTTTTACAAAGTGCGGTTCAGATGCATCACATCCATCCATAACTTGCAATGGAGACTTCCAACTAAAATCATAATCACTTTCTTGGCTTTCGTAAAATGCTAAATCTTCTAACACCATTCGAAAAACCCAATCTCTGTCTTCCCATCCGCCGTTTGTGTATCTTTGATCCCACCATCCTATTTTTCTGACTAATTCTTTTGATAGGCCCATGAAACCAACATTCCACTGCATGGCGCAAGCGAAACCATTTTCAAGAAGAGTAATAATTTTTTGAGCTTGATGTACGGTTGGTAATACCCTGTCGTTCACCACAATAACAAATTCTGTTGGAGAAGTTGCGATTGCTTCATTCAACATTTCAGAATAGCTAGGGTATGCATGGGGGAATCTATCTATCCTGTTATTCCAATAAACTTTATATTTGTCTTCTAACTGAGACAAAATTTTCATTTGGTTATCGACTACTTTTTGATCACAACCGCAATGTAGTGAAATCGTTATTTCGGTTATTTTTTCCATTCTCTTTGCAATATGTTTAAGATGTTATTGGCGCGAGACTTGGTAGTGGCGTTATTAAGTAACCACTTCCTTTGCTGGTCTATGAGAGATAAATAAAGTGAGGAGGGCTGATTATCTACTACTAGCTGTTTAGTTATAATATCTAGCTCTTCTTTCGTTGAGTAAGACAAACACGGCATAAATGCAGGAGAGCAGAATTGAGGCTTTAGGTCATAATCTTTAAATAGTAGTAAAGTTCCAGCGGCAATTATTTCATAATGCCTCAGACAGTCCCATCCTCCTTTTTTGCATGTTAATCCTATCCATGACTTAGAAAGATCTTCATAATAGTCGTCTTCATCAGTAAAAATGTGATGAGCTCTTCCTCCCCCAAGGTCTTGTACCTCTTTGAACAAGGCGCTGTCAGGTGCAGTTTTTTGATAAAGTTGAGTCTTTTTTGAGAAGTCTATTTTTCTTATTTGATATTCAGGAATACCAAATCCAGTGGGGTGTACATTTTTTACGTTTTCTACAAGCTCTCTTTTAAAGGAGTTGTTTTTTTGAACCCCTATTATATTTTCGCCTTGAAAATTTATCATGCGTGGCGCGTGACCGTATAAGTCATGCCCATCTAAGTGCCAGATATTTTCTTCGGAGACTAAATCGTTGACCTCTTTAATTTCTTGCTGATCGTAAGCGTTTGAAACCCCGTAAATAACATAGTCAAAGTCTTTAAGCTCTCTTTGTTTTTTTGAAAGATCCTTTATGGGTTTTTTATACAAAGTAAACCCCCTACCGTGAAGATCCTCTTTTTTAGTAGAAGACCAATCATGGTACATTACTTTTTTTCTGGGGAAATCAACGCAATTTTCACCAAGCACTTCTCTTAGGCCGTGCAATATGGAAACCTCCAAAAGGTCTCCTTGGCTTTTCGGATCTATTGTTGGGACAAATAAGACTCTCATCCTTCGTACAGGTCAGACATTTTCACGTATTCTTCGTTCCAAGGCTGATTGCCAGCAAAGTGTCTAATGATTGTGTCTTTTTTTAAGCTTCGGTTAATGTTGTATTTTTGAAGCATACTACTGACTGCATCATTAGCTTCTTCAGCGAGTAGTGTGCAATCCCATTCTGGGCCTCTGACTTCTACATGCTCGTTTAGTTCGTCTATTGAGTATTCTAAATTTTTAGTGACTTTAGAATGAAAGCCGTAGTTAGGCATATCCTTAAATGGTTTCCAGCTATGAGGCAGTATTCCTGCAAGTGTGTACCAAGCAGCTTGCTCCCTGAAGTTTTCCCAGTGGTCATCATTACGCATTTTTTGCCAAAGATCTTCACTGAGAATATTCTCCACTAAGTTTTTAGACCAATCATTTATTGTGATTGTATAGTTACCCATGCAGTGAGTGTTGCCGTTATCGACAGAGTAAGAAAAAGACTTTTCAGTTTCGTAAGATTGGTCACTTTTAACTATAACCATATCTGCATCTAAGTGAGTAAAGACATCCCCGTCTTTTAATTCGCCGTTTTTTATCATTTCTTGAAGGATAGTAAACTTCCACCAAGTTGGGTTCTCCCTAAAAAGAGGAGGGGTGTCTTTGATGAACATGTATTCAAAGCCATGCTTCTCGCAATATTTTTCGTTTAGCGGAGATATCTTATTTTCAAAGAACTCTTGCTTGTGGTCTTTATAATTAGCGATTACTAGGAATATTTTTTTCATTTTACCAATAGCATCCACCTTCGTGGAAAAATTGTTTATGGTCTTCGAACTTAGGATCTGGAGTCTCTTCAGGTAAGGGTCTTACCCAGTGCTCATTCATATACTCATCCATCTCACCGTTCTCATCCCATCTTCTCCCTCTTATGCCGGGAAATAACTGAGTTGCTCCTGCTGCATGTATCCCTGCTTTTCCAATTTTTTTAGCATGAGCAGAAAGCGGTACTCCCCAAAAACCAGCGCCAACAAGAAGTACATCAAAATCAATTGACTCCATTCTTTTTTTCATGTCTTCAAGAGAGGAGAACCAATCAGGAAACTCTGGCTCTATGAGGTAGTCATATAGGGGAACTTTAAGGGATTTTACTTTTACATTATCGGGGAAAAGTTTTTTATTGGACCAAACTAAATTAAGTTTGTCTTTTTGGTTCTCAATTGATTGCTGGAATGGATGAGCAATTAGTAAAGTTTTACCTTCCAAGCCTAAAGTCCAAGGATTGTCAAAATGATAAGCTGCATACGGAGACATTTCGGTAATGATCGCATCTTTATTAACGTAATCTATGCAAAGCTTATCCTCTGCTAGATTGGCTCCCGTGGGTGTAGATTTTGTCCAAGTGCCGAACATATCTACTTCACTTAACGTTGAGAGGTAATAATTACAGAAATCTTTTAATATATTGTACTCTGTCGGGTAAAGGCCTCCCATGTATCGAGACTGAGTACTTACAGGTATGTTAGGATGAAGTCTACATTGACTAAAGTTTGGGTTTTCGGTGTTCTGGAGAAATACGTCTAAAAGCATCATCTCAGACATTCCTATACGGCCAAAGGAAAAGCTTTTGCCCTCTTTTACCCAAGAAGAAATTAATTCATGACCATAAGGGTCGCTGTACACTGGCCTTTCCCCAAAGTAAGATTTTATATTTTCACTCATTCGTTTGGGTGATTTTTAAAATGATTAATTATGTATTGAGTAGATTCAAATGAGCCCTCTCTTGAGCAATTTCTAAAATACCAGTCTACACAATTAGCAGACATTTCTCTCCATTGATCTTTGGAGCAGCTATTTACTATGTCTTCTACTTGCTCTGGATATTCAGCGTAAAAGTAATGGTAATTTTCTCGTAGCGGCTCAAAGTAAGTATTGTCTACTCCTTCTGTGAAAATAGGTACTGTGCCTAGTCCCATTAGCTCTATCTCTCTTTGACATTTGGGGCCGTGGCCAGAAAGACAAAGCCCGAACTTAGCTCTTCTAATTTGCCTCAAATATTCCTCATTAGATAATCTGTGGTTTCCAGAAATACCGAGCTCTATTGGCATTGAGAAAACCTCTATGGAATCAGACCAGTCTTTTTTGGTTCTTTTTTGGTGTTGAATTGGGTTTTCTACTTTACCCAAGAAAATGGAGGATATATCTCTTTGGTCGTAATTCCATATACCTTCATTGATACACGCCTCTAATTTTCTGGGATGCCTTGGCCAATATATCCAAGGCGTTGATTTTGGCCCTGAATAAACCTCATTAGCAAAAAGGCCTAGCTCCCAATCAACTGGTAAATTTGTTAGCCTGTCGTGCTCGTAAAGAAGGACATCTCCTAATTCATTCGCCCAAGTGCATCTTTCGTTAGACTGCACTGATTCGCAAAGCCCACTTTCTTCCCACATTGTAATTAGCTCTTGCAGGGAATCCTGCCATGAAGTCTTCGCTCTATGTATTTTCATTTTTTAATTCTTCCATTTTTTCTAAAATGGATCTGTATTCCATGTTAAAGGATTGTTCCATGTGCTCAAAAACTATTTGCTGCAAGCCCTCCCCAAAGTTTGGGTACTTTAACTCTTTAAGTGTGTGGAAATGAAAATTTACTGCTGGTAACGGGCCAAAAAACAATTTTTGGTCTTGCACATTCAACAGTTCAATTCTCTTCTTTGTCCTCTCAGTAAGGAATCTCCACCAACCAATGTTGTAATTCATTGGCAGATTTAATGTCAAGAAAGATTTTAGAACTAACTCTAAAGGTTTTTGTTCATAATACAAACCCAAAGACTTGTGGTTTGATGTTAGGGTCATCCAGTGTCTTATGAGCTCTTGATTACTTATGAAAGCCATGCCGCAGTTGAAGTATCCGGTTACTTTCTCATCCCCAAAACCGTCCGTCATATGTGGGCATACGCAAGCGTCAACCTTCTTGTTTGCTAATAGTTCTAATATGTTTTCATCTATTGGATTGGTAAAGATCATGTCATTGTCTATCAATAAGACAAATGGGTGATGCTTCATTCCCTCGGAGCATATAGAAAACTTGGTTAATATTAATTTCGTAAAGTTCTCATTTTGTTTTTCATCATTAACAACATGATCACAATCATCGTTTTCTATAAGTAAGTGCGCGTGTACTTTTTCAGATTCTTCTATCGAGTTTTTTACGAATTCATCGCAAGAAATATACCACTCGCAATCATGAAATAGCTCTATGGAGTGCTTGAACAGAAGAAATTCTTTATAGCAATTTTCCGTTACTACTGTGCATACTGGAAGTATCATTTAATTATAAAATTTCTATAATCTGCCATTTCGGAGTATTTAACTCTCAGGTCATTAACTTCTTGAACTGCCTCAGAAAGTGTTTCTTTTCTAGTGGAAACTCCCTCTGGGTTTTTATAGTATAAACCTAGAGTTCGGTCAATCCCTTTAAACGAGCTTCCTTGGGAGGCTGCTCTTAGCCAAAGATCAAAGTCTGCTGCTGAAACCATATCGGTCTTGAAGTGGCCATAGTTGTCATGAAGCCTTCTTCTCCATACTGGGCAGTTATGCGGCATATTGTATTTTAGAAGGTTTTCGTATGAGAACTCAGGCATTCTGTATTCAGCTACTGCATTATTAAATTCGAAAGTATCTTTTTCCGTGCAGGTCATCAGCACATGTGCGTAGGCTAAATCAATCTCTGGGTTGGATTTAAGGCATTTTACGTGCTCTTCTATGTGCTCTGGGTGTCTTTTGTCGTCAAGATTCCAATTAGATAAAAAATCTCCTTGGGACATCTCTATGCCTATGTTCCAAACAGCATAAACCCCCGGATCTTTTTCGAGGGTCATATATTTGATGTTTTTATATTTTTTTTCGTAGTCTAATATTACCTCTTCCTCTTGTTCTTTTTCTGGGGAATTGGCGTTTATAATTACAAATTCTACATCGTCAAAAATCGACTGCTTTAGGATGTCTTCGAAAAATGCTTCAATCCATTTAGCCCCCTTAAATACAGAGGTGAAGCAAGATATTTGATAATTTTTTTCCTCTGTCATTTTAAAGTGTAAAACTATATATGAACTTGATTGTCATATCAAGCCTAACTTGCAATGACGGTCTTTTCTTTCGCTATATTTCTATGATGTCCAAGACAGAATTGGACATGGATATTCTTATTGAGTCCAAAAAAGAAGAGGTGGATCAATATTATTCTATTTTAAAATCTCACGGATGGTTTGATTACGTGGACGATTTTGTGTATCCAGAGCATAGACTAGAAGGCATAAGGATAGATCAAGAGTTAAATTACCCCATGACAATAAAAGTCGATAGAATAGCCTGTGAAAATACCCTTAATATATTAGGGCAGATAAAAAGTATGAACAGGTTTATTTAGAGCCTAGGTTGTCTATTTTTTGCTCTAATCTATCAAATCTATGATTAATTGCTTGGGCAAACTCCCTGAAATCATCTTTACCCATATATTTATCAGGTAATGAAAGAGCTAGTTTGTTGTGTTCTGCCCATAGCTTGTCCTGCTCTTGGTCTGTTATCTCTTTAAGGTGTTCTAACTCCGTTCGCATATCTTTTATAGCTGCGTAAGTTACCTTAAAGACCCAACCGACAAAAAAGGTTAAAAGACCTACTACTACGTTAAAGAAAAATTGAAAATCAATCTCCATATGTATTTCCTTCTAATATTAGTTACACAAAAAAACCCCCTCTGGGAAAGAGGGGGAAAAACTAGGTTTTATCTATGAGGTTTGATTATTAATGATGCAGCTTTTAACCAAGCTAACATCGCTACAGACATCCAAGGGTCGATCATTTTGGTAGCAACTAAGGCTCCAAACAAGATCAAGACTCCCCCTAGTCTACAATCTGGGCATTTTACTGCTTTCATGATCCAGTCTTTTCCCTTAATGATCCAGTTTTTAACCTGTTTCATCTCAGGGGACTTGGACGCAATCCATTTTGAGATAGATCCCCATTTGGATTTAATCCAAACGTCGATCTTACTAGCCCATGACATCTCGGAGTTGCTTTTTTTGTTCTTATGTCTCATAACAATTGCCTCCTTGAGGCGTTTATATTTACACGAAAAGTGTAAGCATATGTATGCGTATTTTTACATTAAATAAAAAAGTAAGACTATTGGGGGCTTTGCTGCTTTTTTGGGCTGTTTTCTTCTCTGGTTTTGAGTTTTATGAGGTAGATGGGGATAGTATGAATCCGACTTTAAAGGATGGAACTAAGGTTTTTGTTAATAGTATTTATTGCAAAATAGTTTCGCCTGATAGGGGAGATGTAATCGTAACCGATGACCCTAATAACAATTCAGATCACTTAATAAAAAGGGTGGTTGGCCTTCCAAATGAAAGAATAATGATAAAAAATGGATTTATTTATGTAGACGGAAGAAAACTAGAAGAAAAAAATAAAGAAAGAATAATGCTTACAAGAGATAGTATTTATTACTTAGATACAAAGGAAATAAAGTTAAAGTATAACGAGTATTACATTATTGGCGATAACAGGAATCATACTTGGTACGGCATTATCAAAGAGAAGCACATAATCGCAATGTTGGTTAATCAGCGATAGTGTAAATAAATACATGCAAATTCTTAGTTTAAATGGATACAAAATAAAAGTTTGCTTATGTGAGGACGGTTATTGGAAACACGATACGGTTTTTATATACAATAATTCTAAATGCATAGCAGAAAAAGAAATACAATCCATAATGGATTACCTATTGAGTGAAGGGTTCATTAGGGATAGAAGAACTAAATTTTTCATACCAGAAAAAGAGGATTAGACATGAAAAAATGGCTAATATGCAAGGATGGTGATTGCTGGGATGTTTCTGGGTCTGAGATGGCTGAAAGAAAAGTCATTTCAAAATCGGAATATTTTAAAATAAAGAAAAAAATAGACGGTAAGTTTTTGCTTACCGCCTTTCTTTGGTTCTCTATTGTTTTAAATATTGTATTCTTAGGGATTCTCCTAAAAATCATCCTCTAAAACTCCAGAGTTCTGATAATCTTTAACCTTGCGCTCAAAGAAGTTTGTCATAGCTGCGGTATCAACTACTTCTGACAGCCAAGGGAAAGGGTTCTGAGCGTTCTCAAAAGAAAACTCAATTCCAATTCCTTCAAGCCGTCTGTTGCCGATATATCGCATGTAATCAACAAACATCTCAGCGTTTAAGCCAAGAATTCCTCGTGGAAGAACATCGTGGGCATATTGAATTTCAAGCTCTACGGCTTTTTTAATATGCTCAGTGGTTTCTTCCTCGAACTTTTTTGTCCACACCGATGGATACTGTTCTTTAATCGTATTTATTAAATACGTACCAAATTGGATATGCAAGCTCTCGTCTCTAAGAGTATATCTAATTTGATCAGAAAGTCCGGGCAGTTTATTTTGTCTGCCAAGGGCTAGAAGCATAGCGAATCCACTAAAGAAAAAGGTTCCCTCACAAACGATATAATAGGTAATCAAATTTCTCAGAAACTCTCTTTTTCCCTCTAAAGTCTTAGTACTGAAATCTTGTCTGTTGATGTCAGAGGTTATGCTCATTAGGAAATCATCCTTCGCCTTAATTGAAGGTATGTTGACATAGGCTTCGTAAACCTCAGATATTTTTAAAGAGTAGCTATCGCAGCAAGTTACGACTGTCCAGTTGTGTAGGGACTCTTCGTATGCTTGCCTCATTATGTACTGGCCACACTCAGCGTCTGTTATCCATTTTGCGACATTAAGTAATAAATTATTACCAACCAAGGACTCACTTCCAGCAAAAAAACCAAGACATCTTTTAACGAGTAGCTTTTCATCTTTAGAGAGATCGTCTCCTTTCCATTGTTTTACATCATCCGACATATTAATTTCGGATGGCGACCAATTATTTGCTACGCCTTTTTGAAAAAGATCCCAAGCAAATTTGTGTTTATGTGGGAGAATCTGATTAACTCCCGTCGTGTTTTCATCTAATAATAATCCTGTTTTACTCATTTTCCATCCTTTGTATTACTGACAGCTTTCGCATGTTGGATCTAGTATACTACAAGCTTTAGCCATTTCTCCTATGGCCTCATGCTTGCTTTCTATTTCCTGCATTGGCGTATTCGTAGATTTTTCTATTTTGCTGGCAGATAAATTTCTTAGATAATATGTGCTTTTTAGACCTCTATTTCTCGCATGAATGTATAAATCATTCAAGTATTTTAAAGAGGTTTCTTTGTTGAACAGGTTCAAAGATTGACCCATGTCTATCCACTTCTGTTTCGCCGCCGCTGAATCGATTAGCTTAAACTGATCTCTTTCAAAGCAAGTTGAGTATCTTTGTTTTAAGTCCTCTGGGATATCTCCATTTAATAAAGATAAATCTCCATCAACAGATTTTATAGCTTCTATAAGCGCTTGATTCCAGATACCTCTTTCTTTGCATTCTTTGATAAACCATTCATTTACAATAGTTAAATTGCCGCTTTTATTTTCATAAACAAATAAGACCGAGAAGTCTGGCTCAATACAGGGAGAGCATCCTTGTATGTATGAAATAGTAGCAGTTGGAGCAATTGCCATAGTGTTGCTATTACGCATTCCATGATCTTTTATGTGGCTTCTTAATTGTTTCCAGTCTACTTCTGGACAAAACTTTTTACCTCTATGGAGTATCGGCTTTTGATCAAGGTAATCCATGAGGCTTTTATATGTGTCAATTGGTAGAATATCTTGGCTCCAAAGAGACCCGTCATATGTGGAGTAAGCTCCACGCTCTTTAGATAGCTTGGCAGAGTTAAGTATGCAGTGATAAGATATGAACTCATAAAGCTCGTCTGAAAACTTCACAGCATCGTCGCTTGAGAAATTCACCTTGTAAGAGTGAAACACATCAGCCCAACCCATACTTCCAGCCCCCACTGGTCTGTGTTTTAGGTTCGATTTTTTAGCTTCTTGAGTTGGGTAGAAGTTAAGGTCAATAACGTTGTCAAGCATACGCATTTGAACCTCAATTGTTTTAGCTAGTCTATCAAAGTCTAACTCTCCGTTGTCTTTAATGTGCTGTTTTAAATTTACAGAACTTAGGTTACATACTGCTGTTTCGCCAACTTCGGTTTTTTCCCCTTCTAAAAATCTAGAAGGTTTAGTATGAAGAAAGATTTCAGTGCATAGGTTTGAGCTATGAACTACACCTTCATGCGAGTTAGAGTAACGGAAATTGGCGTTATCCTTAAAAGTCATCCAAGGGTGTCCAGTTTCGAAAAGAACTCTTAGCATTCTCTTCCAGAGATCTTTAGCTTTTATGACTTTATGGTTTTCAAGTTCTCCGCTGTCTGCAAGTTTGCAGTATTTTTTATATCTTTTATCAAACTTGTCTCCGTAAAGCTCGTGAAGATCACGGGTATCCGATGGAGAGAATAAGTACCAGTCTTCATCTGATTGAACTTTTCTAATGAAAAGATCTGGGAGCCAATTTGCAGTATTCATATCGTGACATCTTCTGCGCTCGTCTCCGGTATTCTTTTTTAAATCAAGAAAATCTTCTATGTCCAAATGCCAAGGCTCAAGGTAAGCACAACCTGCTCCGGGTCTTTTGCCTCCTTGATCCACGGCAATAAGCGTATCGTTGTATATTTTAAGCCAAGGAATTAATCCAGATGATTTACCGTTAGTGCCTTTTACATAAGAGTTTGCTGCTCTGAAATTTGAGACATCAAAACCTAGCCCTCCAGCAAACTTGGACTTTCTAGCTTCTTGCCACAGACCTTCAAAAATTCCATCAATTGAGTCGTCAAAAGTATTAAGATAACAACTGGAAAGCTGACTGTGAGTACTACCGCTATTAAAAAGGGTAGGAGTAGAGCAACACAGATAAAACTGAGACAACGTATCATAAAACTCAATAGCTTTTTCATTTTTGTTTTCTTCGTTTATAGCTAACCCCATAGATACTCTCATCCAAAAGGCTTGAGGGGTTTCCATTATTCTTCCATCTATGTGGTGAAGGTATCGATCAGCTAATATTTGTAGGCCGAGATATTTAAAGTTTAAATCTCGATTAGAGTCGATATGTTCCGAGAGCATCTTAAGATCAAAATCAAGAAGCCTCTTGTCTAGGATGTCTTCCTTTACTAGTTTTTTTGTGTTTCTTACAAAAGAGAGCTTGTATTGGTTGTCATATATATCTTTATCTACGCTTTCACCAAAGACTTCTTTACATATAGAAGAGAGTAAAAGTCTTGCTGCTACATATGAATAATTAGGCTCTTTTTCAATTTTTTGCCTAGCACTCATTATGAGAGCTTTATCTATGTCATCGGTGGTTATTTTATCGTAAATTTGTACATGGGCATCTAGTACTACCTCGCTTGCAGAAACATTCTCTAGCTCATTACAAGCCCAAGAAGCGCAATGGTTTATTTTATCTATGTTTAGTTCTTGGAGTCTTCCGTTCCTCTTCTTAACGTGTATTACTTGAGAGTCTTTATTCATGATACAATAAAATTTACAGGTTTTTTGTGAAGTTTTTCACAAAAAGTTCCTTATCGGAGATTTTCTTTTTAGAAGAATTAAAAAGGTGTATTAGACTTGAACCTAAAGAACTTATCCCCCTTGGTTCGGATGCCTCTTGCCGTTTCGATCTTTGCTCCACTTTTCGTAATAGTCTTTTTTAACGGGGTCTTGGCCACCGTTTTGTTTTGCTCTTTTGTCGCTTGCCTCTCTAGCTTGATCAAAAAGATCCCCCATCGAACCTTTTTGATGTTTCGTCTTTTCTACAAACTGGTTTGCACTGAGAGGTGCGGTGTCTACTGATGCGTTAGGGACTGTAAAAACCCTATTCCATTCAGTTCCATCTTTATCAACGTAAACGTGTTCCTCTTTTACAGACTGAATAACCTCAATGGTTTGTCCAGTTTTGGGGTGCTCGAATACGTAACAGGGCATGAGACTATATTAGGTTGAGAAGAGTGTCAACAGTTTTGTCTATCTTGAAGTCTTCTTGGATTTTTAAGCCAGCTTCATTAATTCTGTTTGCTTCAAGTCTTTTAATTGACTCTTCGCAAGCAGCTATAAATTGATCTTCATCGAAGTCAAAAATTTGTCCTTGATTAAATGGCTGATTTGGTTGGAAGAACATTCCATCATAACAGTCAATCTGTTCTTTAGGATCAACTAACACTGCGTTATCCTTGTTGGCCCATTCCTTATAGGAGTGAGCATTCATGATAACTGCATGTTTACCTAAACCAACTGAGTGAAACTCTGGTAATCCCCAGCCTTCACCACCTGACATTCCTAAGATTATATCTCCAGAATTTAAAAAATCATTGTAGACAGAATTTTTCTGCATGTGACCCAAAAAGTTCACATTAAAGTAAGACTTACCCTCTAAGACTCTACTGATAAGCGCGTTGTTGTCTTGCTCTTTTAAGAACGGGTTGTATACAGCGCACTGCAAGAAATATTTTTTATCATTGCCGAATTTTTTAACCCAAGCTCTAATTAATTTTTCGTGACGTTTTCTTTTTTCAATTTTACCCACCACATTGAAAGTTATTCTTCCATCGGTGAAATATTTTTTATCTGTTTTCTTAAAGTTGAAAGAGTCAAACGCTAAAGGAACATAATCTGTTTTTATACCCCTCTTTGAAAATGCTTCTTGAGCGTACCTCGACGTTAAAACAGTGGTGTGATTCTTTGCGATATTTTGCTCTACCGGAGTTGGGTCGTTCAACTCGTAGAAGGTTAGCAATATTTGTCTTTCACTTACTGACTCAAGAGATCCATTTAAGTGCCAAAGTTTTATTACGGGATGCTTCCTGTCGTGATCGGTCAGAGATTTATTGATACATTTTTGTATCCAATCACCAAACTCTTGATCTATGTTTTGGCAAGAAAGATCAACCCCGTTTCCAATGGTAAATAAGCAGGGCTCAAGAGATCGCTTATGTATCTCCCTCAAAACATGAGTAGATACTTGACCAAAGGAAACGGAATTGAGTGGTAAATGAAGTGCAAAGCTCATTTAGAACAAATCTTCTTCAGAGTTGTCGGTTGCAACGGTTTGCTCTTCTTGTTTCTTGACAGTCGTAGAACTGGTCTGACGATCCTCGGATTTATAGATAATGAAATCGGGGTGGTTATCGTTATTTTTATTCTTATTTCTAAAAATAACGACTTCTTCTTGATTGTCTTTTTCGCCAATCTTACCGTAGAAGTATTTCCCGCTCTTTCCTTCTCGTACCCAGAGAGCGCCGAGTTCGCGCTTCTGCCATTCGTTTTGCTGTTTATTGTTGTCGTCTGACATAATCAGCACCTATTTACCACGTTGCTAACAATGAAGTCAAGTTGAATCATTTAAAAAAATGTCCGTGGTCTTTTTTAATTTTATTTAAAGCGCTTTTAACTTTCGGTTTTAAATTATTGAGAAATTGGTCGTCGTTTACGTTGAGAGTGGGGAATTGGAACTTATAATCAGCCCTAACCTTAACTAAAGGGTCATGCATACGCTCTTCTTCGTTAGCTGGCCCTATTACGTTTTTAATTTTCTCGCCCTCGCTGTTTATTTCATTGTCAAATCTACTCAAATGAATAACTACTCCCTTTTTCTGTTCTTGAACCCAGTAAGTTTCATCTTTTTCATAATAACTAAATCTAAGGTCGGTTATTATAAATAAAGTCTTTTTTGAAGTAGATAAAGTTTTTATATAATCTTCTACTTTTTCAATCCAATATCTTCCGTAGGAAGTTTCTCTTTTAACCTTTGCGTAAGCAACTAGCAGAGGTCTAATCTTATCTTTCTCTGTTCTAGTGCATTCAGTCGGGTCAATATCAAGTTTTTCTACAATAAAATCTTTGAGATCGTCTTTTAAATGGTCAGCCAAAGAAAGTCTTTGGACGTTTAGTTCGGGGTATTCGTCTTCGAGGATTTCTTTCGAAATCCTATAGAAAGTATCTTTTCCACATCCTGCAACCCCTCCTATACCTATGAAGAACTTTTTAGCCATAAGAATAATTATAGTTAATTTAATTTTTTATTTCAAGTTTATTTGTGGAATGTGAACTTTTCTTTAAGCAATAAGACAAAAAATACCCCCCCCATAGAGGGGGATATTGATTTTGTCGGAATGCAAATCTTCTTTGAAGCCCCTTTATATTTTAATGCGTGGGGAGCGCGACAAAATGCGAGCGGAAAAATCCGCGATAAACTACCACCCGTTTAGGGAGGCGAGAGGGACTGTGCTTAAAAACTCTACTTACATTTATCTACCACAACACGCTGGGGCATTGCCATAGCAATTAACTATGAGTCCTTTACCTTGTCGCATAACAAGGTCGCTATACCTTTTGATACGGGCTCAAGCCAACCCACCCTACTGTTCTTCGGTTATCTTAGGAAAACTCTACTGATTTCTCTCAGCGAGCTTAAAAGGATTTGCGCCTTTTTGATATGGCTATCATTCGTCGCCATCTTCGTCAATGTTTTTTTCTGAGGCCAGTGTTTGAGCTATAAAACATAGAGATTTTATATCTTGCTCTTTTATTTCGGCGGGGTCGCAAGTGTATTGACCCATTCCAACTACCTCACAGAAACTATTAACTATCAACGCAACCTCAGATGTAGTTGAGTAAGTTAACTCTACATTTTGATTTAGCTGATCTAATTTTCTTTTTAAGATCCAAATTTTACCTTGCTCAGTCTCCGACTCAACAAGCATTTCGGCGCTAACCATGTCATGTAGCGCAGCCTCGATAGCAGCCTGATCTTTTTCTTTTTCTAGAGAAATAGGGCAAACAGAAACAAAGTTTTCTTTAATGCAAAAATATTCGTTTTGCTTAAACCACTCAAATAAACTTAAACTAGCGTCAAAAACAGTCACCAAACACTTTATCTGTTTTGGCTTAAAAATCAAAATAAACTTGCAATTGATTTTTTTTCCTTATACTGTCGGGGCCGATGAAAGAAAACAACGAAAACATCAAAAAGAAAACCAGAGGTCGCCCATCAGTCAATGTTAATTGGCCAGAAGGGAAAGAGTTTACCGCAAGAGACGTTTTAAAAGAAACCGAGCAATCTACAGGAAAAGAGCTTACCCCAACTGCAATTAGGGTAAAAATAAGAAAGGCTCTTGAAGCTGGAGAAATTGAAAGAGTTGGAACTGTCTCGGAGCAAGCTGGCAGACCATTGTTCACCTACAAAAAAATTCAGAAGACCGAGACCAAACCCTCTTGGTAGTTCTGTAACCAGCAGGGAAACCTGCTGGGTTTTTTATGGTTTTCGATTATAAAAAACGGAACGATTCTTTTGTAGAGCCAGTAAGAGAAGGCAACGTCTTCAACTTACTGTCTAGCGGTTATTTCAGGATAGACCCATACGAAAGAAAGGTCGTGGATTTCGGTATTTCATTTGAAATGCCAGAAGACGTAATTGCGAACTTATGCCCTCATCCAGAATTATTTTTGGCTAAGGGTGTTTATGTGTTGAAAGATTTTTTCAAAAACGGAGAAAATATCAATGGGGTATTTATGAATGTTTGCTTGCCTGATTTTTTATATATTAAAGAAAAATCTGTGTTGGCTAATTCTGTTTTTTTTGGATCTCATAATACCCTAGTATTCGACAAGGGAGATGTCGTAGCTAAGTTATTTTTTAGTAGAATAGAAAAGGTGGTTCAAAATGTTAAATGAAATTGTAATGGCCTCGTGCTGGGTTGTGTTTGTTATGCTGATTTGGTTTCAAAGCGATGCCTTTGAATATTATTTAAGATACTTTGGCGTGGGGTATTGGTTCAACATAGATGCTTACGATAAAGAAGATCCAGATAAAGACTTGGAATACTTAGATTTTATAAGGGTTAAATATAAAAGTAGGTCATTTGTAGTGGCCCTAGTTACTTGCCCTACCTGTTTGTGCGTTTGGTTATGCATTGCAGCGTGTTTGACATTTAAATGTATTTATTATTTTCCAATCGTGTTTTTATCTTCTCTGATAGTGTATTTATTAGTAGAGAGGATTTTTTATGCGAACACAGATAGACTATAGAGACTTTATATCTTCTTTAGAAAAAGATGACTCGACTAAAGAAATACCATTTATTAAAAAGGCGGTGCTATTAAGGAAATCCGCTAAAAATTGTTGTAAATGCAACAGGAAGCAAAACGTGCAAAAATTTAAAGATTTCGTATTTGGCGCTGACGCTATGCTTTCAGAAAAAGACAAGCAAGACATAAAAAAACTTCTTGGCGAAATAGATGTAATTCAAGAAGACCAAATAATTTTACAATTATGATAGCGGGGCTTGGAATAGACGTTCAAAGCATTCTCCAAGTATCTAGGATGCTCGACAAGCACGGAGAAAAGTTTCTAGATAAAGTACTAACAGAGAGGGAAAAAGATTACTGCCTCAATAAGCTCAACTCTAAAGAAAGTATTGCTGGCAAGTGGGCCGCGAAAGAGGCGGCGATTAAGTCGTTAACTGATACAAGTTTTAAGGTGTTTAATTTTTTGGATGTAGAAATAATAAACAGTCCCAGAGGAAAGCCTTACGTTTTATTCAAAGACCAAAAAATACATTATGAGCTTAAATTCTTTTTATCTATATCTCATTCAGAAGATTACGCTGCGGCGACATGCATAGCTGAAGGAAATGATTTACAAGCATAAGATCAACTCGTTAAGCGAGGAAGAACTTAGCGTTATAGTTTTCTTAATGACTCACTTAACGAATAGCAAAATAAAGTTTGACATTAGTATTTTGCCATTTTATAAACTCGCCTTTGTTCAGCACTTGCTAAAAATTGGTTGGCCCAACGTAAAAGATGAGCATAAAGATTTTTACAAGGAGCTATGCGTAAAATTTGAATTGGAGATATAAAAATGGATTACGATTCTATATCTGTTCACAAAGGTAGAGAAGAAGTTTATAAGATAGTTATAGAGGCAATAGAGGATGTAGTTGTCGTGGCTGACGCTAATATAAATCTTGATACGGAACTCTCGACACTTAGCCTAGATTCCTTGGATGCTATTGATTTAATGATGGACATGGAGGAGATTCATTCCATAAGTATTAATAACGAAAAATTTGATTTCGAAAAAATAAAAACCGTCAGGAATTTTGCTGATGCAATTTATGAAAACTCTACTTTTATAAAAAAATAAATTTGACTTTTATAAAACCTGAATTTAAACCTAAAATCTATGCCAACAGCAAAGAAAACAGCGAAAAAAGCCCCAAAAAAGGCCTCTAAAAAAACAGAACCCAAGAAAAAAGGATGTAGCAAAACTCAGGAGAGTTGCTCAACGTCTGGCTTCCTACGCCAGCGGATTGTAATAATGCTGCTTGCCGCCAACTTTCTTTTTACTGGGTATTTGGTACATTCAGTTATCAAGTTGCAAGATGCTATTTTGACTGAGCAAGCTCCAACACCAACAAAAACGGTTGATGAAGTTGTACCGCCGCTGCCTAGCGGTGAATAAAACACTCCCCCATGAAAATGGGGGTTTTTAAAATTTATGCAGTACTTAAAGCCTATAGATAAAGTAAGGATAGGGATTGTAGGGGGAGGCTATGTCGGCAGCGCCACAGCCTTGCTTGAATCGTCACTAACTGAAGTAGTGGTTTACGATTTAGATCCAAGCAAATGCCGCCCACAAGGTTTTGAGTTCAGCCAGTTGAGACATTGCAATATTGTATTTGTATGCGTCCCAACTCCAATGAAACATAATGGTCAGTGTCACACCGACATTGTGGAGTCAGTGGTCAAAGATCTTCAAGATCTTAAAGACACTCCATACATTGTAGTTAGGTCAACTGTCCCTGTCGGCTTCTGTAAAAAACATGGGGTAAACTTTATGCCTGAGTTTTTGACTGAGAAAAATTGGAGGCAAGATTTTTTTGAAAACAAAGACTGGATAGTTGGTTCTTCAGATTTAAAAGATAAGAATTTCCCGCAAATAATGAAGCAGATACTAAAAGCTTCTCACAAGGAAGGGAAAATAAAAGATTCACCATCGATTCATTCTTCAGACACTAGCACTGCCGAACTTTGTAAGCTGGCTAGGAATTGCTTCCTTGCAACCAAGGTTTCTTTCTTCAACGAAATGAGCAAGTTTTCTGAAGCTGTAGGTGTAAATTATGAATCTGCAAGAGAGCTTATAGTTTTAGATGAGAGAGTTGGGGAAAGTCACACTAAAGTTCCCGGCCCAGATGGAAAAGGTGGCTTCGGCGGTACTTGCTTTCCTAAAGACATGAACTCGGCTCAACATCAAATGAACTCAAACAGCAGTGCGTCTATTTTAGTAGAGGCGGCAATAAGAAGAAACAATACAGTAGATAGAACTGACCTTGATTGGCTCCAAGATAAAGGCCGCGCAGTCGTCTGATTTTTGCGCCCATAGCTCAGTTGGATAGAGCACGAGTCTTCTAAACTTGGGGTCGGGGGTTCGAATCCCTCTGGGCGTACCAATATGAAACTAAAAGAGCAAATTTTAAAACTCAGAAAGAAAGGTTTCTCTTACAGCAAAATAGCTAAAAAATTAAATTGCTCAAAGTCCACAATTGCATACTACTGCAATTCATCAACGAAACCTAAAATCATGAAGAGAAACAAGATTTTGAGGAAAACCGTTGCAGGGATTTTGTACGGAAAGATAGGCAACTTTTTCCATTCTGTTGATCGCGCTTTATCTTACAAACTCAAAAAAGAAAAAAAGAAAAAGCAGACAAACAAACATTCTCCTCAACAGAGAAAGGTTCAAATGTATAAATCAAGAGCTAATGACGGGATCAGAAGAAATAGATGCAAAAAAAATTTTGGGGTTAAGGATTTCTTAAATAAAGTTGGCGAAGACCCAATATGTTACCTAACGGGTAGAAATGTAGACCTTGCAAAAAAAGAAGAGTACCATTTAGACCACATTCACCCAGTTTCCAAAGGCGGATCTAATGAATTAGATAACCTTGGTCTTGCTTGCAGAGATGCAAATGTAGCAAAAGCTGATATGTCTACTGGAGAATTTGTAGATCTTTGCGCCGAAGTCTTAATACATCATGGATTTAAAGTAACGCCGCCTAAGTAAAAATGGATATTATAACAAAAACACTATCGGAAAAAGCCAAGCTACCAACAACCGCTAACTATGCTGATGCAGGTTATGATTTGTCTTCAATTGAAGACCACCACATAAAAGTAGGTGAAAGAAGAGTTGTTAGAACGGGGCTTGCTTTTGCTATTCCCGCTGGCTTCTATGGCAGAGTCGCCCCAAGAAGTGGCTTGGCAGTAAAAAAAGGTCTAGACGTTATGGCTGGAGTGATTGATAGTAGCTACAGAGGAGAAATCGGAGTTGTTCTTATCAACTTAGGGGATAAGCCCATAGACATATCAGAAGGCGATAGAATTGCTCAGATAATATTTGAAACCTGTCACTATGCAGAGTTTATTGATGCAGAAGATATACCTGAAAGTGAGAGGGGCGACGGAGGGTTTGGAAGCTCAGGTGAATAAAAGTGAAAAATGAAACATTAGAGTACCAAAGAGTTTTCTTGGAAAACGTTTCTGACCCCCAAGTTCCTTGGGAGGTGGCGTTTGCTAACTTTAGTGATTATGTAAATCTTTTGCAAAAATCTAAAATAAAAAATAATGAAGATTGCTGCAATTTAGCCTATGAGCTAGAAAAGTGTTCTAACCTTTTAATAAAAAAAGCAATAGATCCAAAAAACATAGCTATGAGCCTTGTAGTTTGGAGGGATAATTTGGGCGGTTAACTCAGTGGTAGAGTGTCTCGTTTACACCGAGGTTGTCGGGGGTTCGAATCCCTCACCGCCTACCAAATAAAATGAAAAACGATCAAGACTTTAAGCCCCTTGGGATAAATACTGTTGTTGTGGCTAGTGGATATTTTGATCCTATTCATGTGGGTCATATAGAGTACCTTGAGAAAGCTAGGGCTCTTGGAGATAAATTAATTGTCGTAGTCAATAACGATAAACAAGCCAAGCTGAAAAAGGGGAAATCGTTTATGCCCGTCGAGGACAGGATAAAAATAGTAAGTTCCCTAAATATGGTTGACGATGTTTTCAAGGCGCTTGATGTGGACGAAACAGTAACTCTGAGTTTAGCCTTTTTAAGGCCAGATATTTTCGCCAAGGGCGGCGACAGATCCTCCGACGAGATCCCAGAAGGCCCAGTTTGCCACAATTTAGGCATTAAAATAGTGGACGGACTTGGGGAAAAAATAAGATCTTCTTCAGAATATACTGGATTAAAGTAGTTTTTGGCTATTTTTCGCCCTAAAAGGGGTGTAAATTTGATAGAGGAAAACTACAATGAAAACTATCCTACTATCTCTTCTTCTTTCTGCTTGTTTCTTGGTTGGAGCAGAAAAACTTTCTACCGCAGAACACTTACAAAATGTTTCTGTAACTATCAGATCAGAAGGCCAGTGGTCTAATGGCGAAGGCTCAGGGGTTATCTTCTCCCGAAAAGATTCAAAAGGTAATAAAGTAAATTTTGTTTGGACTGCGGCACACGTTATAGACAACCTGAGAAAAGAAAGAAAAACTGTAGTCGGTGGTGCGCCGAAAACCATTGTCGAATTTAAAGACCCTATGGTCGTTAAAGAGATTCGTCAGAATGGACGAACCGTAGGCAGACTTCAAATGGATGCAGAAGTATTAAAGTACAGTAATGCAGATGACGGTCATGACTTAGCATTGCTAAGAATTAGAAAATTTAATTTTGTAGATGACACCGTTACCTTTCACTTAGATAAAGGTAAAATTCCAACTCTTGGCACAGACTTGCTGCATGTAGGTAGCTTACTTGGGCAAATGGGGGCAAACAGCATGACGGACGGTATCTACTCTCAACATGGAAGATTAATTAAGTCTTTAAATAAACATGTTTTCGATCAAACGACTTGCACAGCTTTTCCGGGAAGTTCCGGGGGTGGGGTGTATTTGAAGGATGACGCTAAATATATAGGAATGCTTGTCAGAGGTGCTGGGGAAGGATTTAATCTTATTGTGCCTGTTCGTAGAATTATTGATTATTGCGAACAACATAAAATTATGTGGGCTTTAGATCCTAAAGTCGAAATGCCTAACGAAGAAGACTTAAAGAAAATGCCCATAGAAAATACTCCCAAAGAGAAAAAAGATGTAGAGGACGAAGAGAAAGAGGCCGCTAAAAAAGCTTTTCCATTTATGCTTAGAGTATACGAAAAGCACAATGATGGTCGCCCAGATTTCCTTAAAACTAAGCCTCAACTTCTAAAGACAATGGAGAGACACTAATATGAAATACTTAATAATTGCAATCTTGGGGGCGACATTAGTCGGTTGTGCTTGTATGCCGTGTACGGGCAGTGTTGCTTGTCCTTGCGATAAAGTTTGCGCTTGTAAAGGCGAATGTATATGCGATAAATAATCGCAGTGCTGCATAATTTTTCTCAAGTAGACGACTTCATTTGGGTATGCGATGGCATACTTTCAATTGAAGATTGCCTTCTTTTAAGGGCGGAAGCTATGTCTATGTTAAAAGATGTAACTGTTCTGGATTATGAAAAAGGGCCAATAAAAGATACGAAGTCTAGGTATGCTCAGGAAAGTCTTTTACTAAAATCAAATTATAATTCCCAACAAAAAATATATAACTCTATAGAAAAAATAGAGACTATAGTTTCTAACATTACCTGCTTGCCAGTAGAAAACCAAGAATACTTAAACATAGTAAGATACTCCGAAGGGGGTCACTATGTTCCTCATTACGACTTCTTCTTAAAGGGCGGGGAAGGATACGATCTTGATATAGCAAAAGGCGGTCAAAGAGTTTCTAGCGTTTTATTTTACCTAAATGATTCCTATGAAGGTGGCGTAACCCAGTTTCCTAAATTGGACAATTTTGAAATAGCCCCAAGGAAAGGTAGGGCTGTTTATTGGAATAATTTTAGAGACAATAAGCCAATTGAAAAAAGCCTTCATTGCTCCCTACCAGTAGAAAAAGGATTTAAATGGATCGGCATAGTTTGGGTAAGGGAAGGCGAGTACTCTCCAAGAAAAGGCTAGACATTTCGATTGAGTTTCACTAATGTTTGCTTATGAGCAAAGTTGATGAAGCTTTAGAATTGTTAGATCAAATAATAGAAAAGTCTTCTACGGACGATAAAATTGAGTCCAGTAAAAATTCAGATGTAGCCCTTGATGGTGACGGCTGGATAACTCACCATTTAAAATTAGTTAAAGAAATGCTAAAGGAAAATTCAGATGCCAAAAATTAAAGGTAAAAAAAGTTGCTACATTATAACTAATGATCAAAACTTTACTTATGGAGCTTTTGAAATGACCGACGAAGGTTTAAAAAAAGCTAAACGATACATGAGAGACTTAAAAAAGAAAAATAATGGAGACTTTTTCATTAAGGAGGTGAAATAATATTTTTGTAGAACTCCTTTTAGAGTGTAAATTAAAGTATGGTACAGGTCACAGTAAAAAGACCTTACAAATGCTCTAAGGAGATTTGTTGCAGTAGTTGCGGCTTAGAATATACTAAGCCTCACTACAAAATACTTTTTGATAGAAAGAAGCTTGTATACTTTGATATAAAACAGAAAGATAATATTAAGCCCAAGACAATTTGCCACACTTGCTTCTTTAAATATATAAACAAAATCTCTAAGAGCAAAAAAAATCCATATCAAATACAATTCATAAATGGCAAAAAGAAAAGCCTTATGGAAATAAGCCCGTTTAAACAAGTGAAGGATGATCCCTTTGGCGACTTATGAGTGATACAGATATACAGAAAACTCAAAAGGATTTGCAAATATCTGATGCAACTCTAGAGTGGTTTGCTGTTGAAAGTAAAAAAGCTATTGAAGAATTATACTACTTTGATTCTTTATTAAAAGAAGATCCAGAAATAGACGAAGACGGCGTAATAACAGATGCTCTTGAATACAGTAAAACGAATTTGCTTTATCTAGCGAAAAAAGGCGAGTACGAAATAAAGAGAAGAAAAGAATACCAAAATAAACTAAACAAAGAACTTATACAGACGGTGTTTAATGAAAAAAATTAAAGTAGGCTTTGGGACAGATAAAGACCCAGATTACATACTAATTCCCACTCCTCCGAGGAACGCTAATTGCTTCAAACTTACAGTACAGGGCGAAAATAAGACCGGACACGCCTGTGTGGCTATCAAAGATATTGATACATTATTAGGGGTTTCTGGTGAATTGCGCTTTGTAGAGAAAAAAGGTGTAAAAATAGTAAGAGAGCATCAACCATCCTATACTTGGACTGGTTGCGATATTCTCGAACTAAAAGAGCACCATGAAGGGCAGAAAGGAAAAAAATAAGACATTTAGCTTCACTAATTATGATGGTGTAGAGTATACTCTTTTTTTTCGTAAGCCCCATAAAGCATATGGCGAAGCAGATGGGCTTTGCCTAAACCCTCAAGAGGATGAACCTAAAATATATATAAATCCTCAACTTACCCAGCAAACAGAACTAAATACTTGCATCCACGAAGTCTGTCATGCATATTTTTGGGATGCGCCTGAAGCAAAAGTGACTAAATTTGCTAACAACTTAAGCAGATTACTTTTTAACAAATGCGGATGGCGTAAGGTAAAATGACAGCATTTCTTTTCGACGTAGATAATACGTTAACTCCACCTCGCCAGAAAATGGATCAATCCTTTCTGGCATTTTTTTTAGACTGGATGAGAGACAGGTCTGTTTATCTTGTCTCTGGCAGCGATGAAAAGAAAATATTTGAACAAATGCCATCAAGTATAATTACTAGGTGTTCAGGAATTTTCTCCAGCATGGGAAACAAACTGTCTATTGATAAAGAATTAATTTACGAAAATAAATTCGACCCCCCAAAAACTTTGATCGAAATGCTATCTTCATTCCAAATTAACACAAAATCTCCCGTGCTTGGTGAGGCTCCCTTTTTTGAATACAGGACTGGAATGTTAAATTTTACAACAGTAGGTAGAAGTATAGGGCTAGAGCAAAGAAATACTTACTATGAATGGGATGAAAAATCCAAAGAAAGAACTGGGATAGCAAAAAAAGTAGAGGAAACATTTCCTGACTTGGAAGCTAAAGTTGGTGGGCAAATAAGCTTAGACATACAGCCCAAAGGCAATAACAAAACTTTATCAAGCAAGTGGATAAGAGAAAACAAAACTAAAGACATCGTGTTTTTTGGAGACAAGTGCTTTGAGGGCGGTAATGATCATGACGTATCTGTTGACGTTTTAGAAAATAAAGGTAAAGTATTCGAAGTCGGAGATTGGAGAAATACTTTCGCTATTTTGCAAAATGGAGACCTATGATTTAATCAACAGTTCTTTTATATTTATTGCTGGCTTCTTTTATATTTTAAATCTTTTTAAATTGTGCAAAGACAAAGATGTAAAAGGAATTAGCAAGTTGAGTATTGTATTTTTCTCTTGTTGGAATTTTTGGACCTTTTATTTTTTTATTGTAACTACTAATTTCTTCTGGACTCAATTGTCCTATGCTTTTGTTTCTATAGTAAATGTTTTATACTTGACTCTTCTAATTTACTATATTAGAAACCAGAGCAAATGAGTCGCCTTTCTTGGGAAGAGTATGCGATAGAACTTGCTCGTACTGCGTCTTTGAGGAGTGAAGATCCTCATAAAAAAGTCGGTGCGTGTGCGCTTGATTATAGCAATAAGGTTCTTGGAGTAGGATATAATGGACTAGCTTCTGGTAAAGAAGTCTCAGATGTCTTTTGGGAAGATAGAGACCTACGCAGACCTTACATGATACACGCTGAAGCTAATTGCTTATCCCTCTTTAAAGCTGGAGAATGTAAGATATTAGCGGTTACGCTACTTCCATGTTCCGCTTGCGCTACGTTAATAGCCGCTTATAAAATACCTAAAGTTATATATTCAGAGGAATACAAAAGAGATGAAAAGGCTAAATTGATTTTTGATTTTTACAATATAGAACTAATTAAAATCAACTCTAAGGAGGTGAAGTGATTACTGATAGACCTAAAACAAGCAATAGATTCTACAACGAAGAAAAACTTCCTAAACTTCTTACAGTCGAAGAGGAAAAAGATCTGGCTAAGTTAATCAAAAATTCAAATGGATCTAAAAAACAAGAAGCAAAAAACCTTTTTATATCATCGAACTTGAGACTGGTAATAAAAATTGCTAGGTCATACGAGAACTTAGGTCTAGATTTAGAAGATTTAATAAGTGAAGGCAATATAGGATTAGTTAGTGCAGTCGATAGGTTTGACCCAGAGAAAGGCGCTAAATTTTCTACCTACGCTGGCTTCTGGATAAGGCAAAGAATAATGAGAGCTTTGAGTAATCATAGCTCTATTATAAGAATGCCTTGCTACCTTAAACAGCTATACCTGAATTACCTTAAATATTTCGAAGCTTATCAAGAAAAACATGACAAAAAACCCTCAATAAAAGAAATATCTAAGTTCTTAAACATTACAGAGAAAAAAGTCAAAGAGATGCTAGAAGCAGCCTCGGCTATAATATCTCTTGATTGTAAAATAAGCGAAGACAATGATGGAGACACTTACGCTGAAGTTATAAAAGATGAAAGAAGCGATGACCCTCTAAAATGCCTATCGACAAAAAACACCACTGAAGTCATAGACAGAGCTTTACAAGAGCTTGACCCAAGAGAGAGGAAGATAATCAGAAAGCGTTTTGGGCTAGATGGAGACAAGCCAAACACCTTGGAGGAAATAGGTGTTATGTTTTCCGTAACTAGAGAGAGGATAAGGCAAATAGAGCGAGTGGCCTTATTGAAGTTCAAAAAAGAATATTCTAAAACTGCTAATTTTTATTTGGACTAAAAAAGGGGAAGTAGCCCAATTGGCAGAGGCAATCGACTTAAAATCGATCAAGTGCGGGTTCGAGTCCCGCTTTCCCTACCATAAAGTTTTTCCTTGACGATAATCTATTTAGAAAATAATATCGTCGCCCATATGAAAAAAGTCCTTCTAGTTGCTCTCTCTGCTTGTTTTTTCGGGTGTGCCTCAAACAAACCCTCAATTGCTTTCGAAAACGGAATAAAAGTTTCCAAAAGAAGCGCAAGGACAAGCTGGATGAATCATTTAGGAGCCAGCAATCCCCAACTATACGCTGCGATTCTCAAAGCGGTGATGCTTAGTGAAAAGTTTGATAAAGAGGTTTTTATTACAAAAATACAAGTTGAGGATCAATTCATATATAAGCTAGACAAAGAAAACCAAGGGGCAGATAACGTCATGTCTATCATATGGAAGACTAGGGAGATGAAATTCGATCACTACAATACCTCAGACGGCCCAGCCATGTCTTCATTTGTAGAGGATCTTTATATTGAGCAAAAAGCTCAAAAATTGTACGACTCCCTTAAAATTGGGGAATTTAATTAACATGACAGAATACACCGCATATTATAATAATAAGCAGGTTAAAAAAGTCGTCTGCGATAATAGAGAGAAAGCCGTTAAAAAGGTTAAGAGGTGGTTTTACGATAGAATTAGAAAAGGGAAAGGGGAATTCAAAGGCAAAGCCAGATTAGTTTTATCTGTTTCTGATCCGCAAACCGAAATTCGTTACGCCCCGTCTTTTGATACTATGGTAGATAAAAATAACTACCTACTTAAAAAAGATCTCAAAAGAATAATTTCTGAATCTAATGGGCATCTAAAGCTCATCGACAAAAAAGAACTAGATAAAAGGGCAAAAAAGGTGGGACAAATAAAACAACTCGAATGGATTAAAAGGGACAGGACAGACGACATAGCTCGTCAAGTGGGTATAGTTCCTCACATCTTTACAAATAATAAAGGAACTTTATTTTATAGAGTTACAACTTCAACCCAAAAGACTATTGGGACAAAATGGAATAAGGGCGGCAGAGAAGGGGGCAAGCCTATGCCTAGATGGGATGGAGACGGAAGAAAAGTTTGGACGAAAGAATCCTTAAAAGAAAAACCAGCCTGTTTGCAAAGAGGCAAAAAGGTAACTGAGCACAGATCAAAACTCATAGCTCTTAAAGCTAAATCCTTAAAATGCGCGGTAGAAGAGATAAAGGAAAGAAAGCTGCACAAAGAAGACGTTATTAAAAAATCTAAGCATAGAGTTGCAGAAATAGAGACGGCGTTGAATGCTGTTTTTAAGCTTAATAAAATTATTAAATGGTTCTCTTTTAGAGGCTCAAAATCCGTTAAGTACGTCTTTTTCCCAAATTGCATTAGCAT